TGTAAATAAGCTTGATACATTTGGTCAAAAAAGATCTCGTAAGGGTGTCTATCATCTTGCCAGGATTGAAAGTTTTTAGGACATTTAATAGGCATTAGGCCACCTCCTTATTTAAATCAGTTAATATGTAAACTCCTTCTTTTATCTTCTTCCTAGTTTCGGCAATACCTTCATCTAAAAATTGATTTCTATATTTTCCTGTAGTAACTGAATAATCCCAATAAACCTTATCTAGATATATTTGTCCATTGTCCATTATTTTGGCAATGATAGAATTATAACTCTGGAATATTCTTGCATCTTCAGTCCATATTTCAAACTGATTAGCAACTTTATTTCCATTGCTACTTCTCATATTTTTAATTTTAATCATATTTATTTCTCCTGTATGTTTAATTAATATACTCATTTAAGCACCTTTTTATACACAACGCAACACTTTTAATTAAATTAATTACATATATTTAATGGAATTATTTATAATAAAACGGAATTAATGAACAATAAAACCAATAAAACACCAAAAAAAAGAGGTAGAAAACCTATCATTATTGATTATGATCGAGTTGAATATCTAGCATCTTTAAACATGGGAATCATGGATATTTGCAGGTCTCTGGGCATTGGGTGGGATACTTTTAATAAACATAGAAATAAAAAAAACTCTGAATTATCGGACAGATTAGCCAAAGGAAAAGCGAAAGGAATTCAAACGGCCACAGCTCGATTGATGGAAAAAATAAATGAAGGCGAATTTAATGCGATTCAGTTTTATTTAAAATCTGCGGACAGAGAAACCTGGGCAGAAAAAAACGAAATTAATCATAAAATAAATCTTTCTTCTATTATGACAAGTGCAAAAGGCAGATTAATAGAGCAATCGTGTAGCACTGAGGAGCGTTTCCTAGAAAAGGAAAGGGAAAGGCCAGATCTGATCGAACCAAGAACCAAAGATAATAACAATCAATAACGCCTTGAAAATTACCAAGAAAAACGAATTGAACCCCCCTTTGTTTCTGGCGTGGTAGCGTTATATATATAACAGTAGAAATAAATTTTTGTAGGTATTTGAAATGAAGTATGGAGCTGAACAAGAAAAAGAATTAATGACCGAACTCTGGTCAATGAACATTAAAGACAGCCCATTAAATTTTGTTAAATATGTTTTTCCCTGGGGAATGAAGGACACCCCCCTTGAACATTTCAAAGGACCGAGGAAGTGGCAAGAAAAAATTTTGAGAGAAATTTCAATACACATTCAAAGAAACCAAAGTATTAGTAATCCAGAAATGTTTAGATTAGCAGTAGCTTCTGGTCGTGGTATTGGTAAATCTGCTTTAGTTTCTTGGCTTATTCTTTGGATGCTATCAACCAGATTGGGTTCAACTATTATTGTTACAGCTAACACCGAGAGTCAGCTTCGTTCAAGAACTTGGGCGGAACTAGGAAAGTGGATGACTCTAGCAATTAATTCACACTGGTTTGATAAAACCGCTACTACTATAAAACCCGCAGCTTGGTTTGATGAAGCTTTGAAAAGAGATTTAAAAATAGACACAGGTTATTACTATGCTCAAGCACAACTATGGTCAGAAGAAAATCCAGATGCCTTTGCTGGTGTTCATAGTAATTATGGTGTGTGTTTAATCATGGATGAAGCCTCTGGTATTCCTGCACCAATATATTCAGTATCAGAAGGGTTCTTTTCAGAACCTACGGCTGACCGTTATTGGTTTTGTTTTTCTAACCCTAGACGTAATACTGGGCCGTTTTACGATTGTTTTAACAGCAAACGCTCGTATTGGAAAAATTTACAAATAGACTCTCGTAATGTTGAAGGCACAGATAAAGATTTATTTCAAAAAATGTTAGAGCAGTATGGTGAAGATTCTACCGTTGCTAGAGTAGAGGTTATGGGCGAGTTCCCCCGTGCGGATGATGACACAGTTATTCCAATGGATCTTGTCAAAGCAGCAATTGAGCGAGACGTTACACTAACGGCTAGTGAACCTGTGGTATGGGGTTTAGATGTAGCTCGTTACGGAGGTGATAATTCAGCTTTATGTGTTCGTCAAGGTAATACTGTCTTAGAAATAAAAACTTTTAACTCAATGGACTTAATGCAACTTTGTGGTGCAATAAAAAATAGATACGATGATTGCACTACTTTGGAACGCCCACAAGAAATCTTAATAGATGTTATTGGTTTGGGTTCAGGAGTAGTGGATAGGTTGGCAGAACAAAATTTACCCGTGCGTGGCGTGAATGTTGCTGAAGCTCCAGCCACTAAAAAGAATTATTTAAACTTACGAGCCGAATTGTGGTTCGCTATAAAAGATTGGTTGGCGCAGCGTGATTGCAGACTTCCTAATGATGATGACCTTGTTTCTGAATTAGCTGCGCCTTTATACAAATATACCTCAACTGGAAAAATAAAAATAGAAAGCAAAGAGGAAATGCGTAAGCGTGGTATCAAATCACCTGACAAAGCTGATGCGTTGGCTTTGACTTTAGCAAGTAGTGCCGCAAGTTTTGGTGGCACGATGTCCTTTATGGGTTATAATTTCAAAAAACCTTTAAAATCTAAAATCATAAGAATAGGTTAATCTATGGAAACAGAAAAAGATTCTAAACAAGATCAAAAAGAAGTTATTGATACCCAACAATTACAGAGCATCATCAAATCAGAAATGGATGATGCCAAAGATTACATCGACCAAATTGGTAATGCCAGAGCTGAAGCCACTGAGTATTATTTAGGCAACGAACCCGAAGGCAATAGTTCTTTGCAATCAGAATTTATTTCTACCGATGTCAGAGATTCAATTTTATTTATGTTGCCATCTATCATGCGTACTTTTTTTGGTACGAAAAAAGTTGTGGAGTTTGTGCCAAAAAATGCTGAAGACATTCCGATGGCAGAACAACAAACCGATTATGTGAATTACATAGTCCAACAAAAGAATCCTGGTTTTAAAGTTTTATACGATGCTTTCAAAGATGCTTTGGTTAGAAAATCTGGTTTTGTCAAAGTTTTTTGGGATGACAGTATTTCTGCCGCAACTCACGAATATACTAATTTAACACCCGAAGCTTACATGGCTTTGGTTATGGATGCAGACGTTGAGATTGTTAAAGAAAAAATAGAAATGCAAAGCATGACTATGATAGATCCAACTACGGGCGCAGAAGTAACTGAAGAACGACCTGCTAGTTATGATTTAACAATTAGACGAGTAAAAAATAAAAACCAAGTTTGTATTGAATCTGTACCACCCGAAGAAGTATTGATTGCTCGTAGTGCAAGAGATATTAAAGATGCTAGTTATGTAGCTCACCGCATGATGAAAACGGTTTCTGATTTAGTTGCAATGGGTTATGACCGAGAAGAGATGCAACAATACACAGGTTCGGGTTCAGGTTTAGATGCCGATGCTTATGATGAAATTGAAGCCCGTAACCCTTACGATGACAATGTTTATCCCGATCGTGACGGTTACGGTAATAAAAATGTTTTATACGTTGAACATTATTTATTTTATGATTTAGATGGCGATGGTATTGATGAACGAGTACGAGTTTGTACTGCGGGTGAAGGCGTAAATGTTATCAATGTCGAACAGTGGGATGATTTACCAATTGTTATGTTTTCCCCAGACCCAGAGCCACACACCGCTATTGGTTCGTGTCCTGCCGATTATGTAATTCCAATTCAACGAGCCAAGTCACAAATTTTGCGTGACACTTTAGATTCTTTAGGTCATTCAATTTTTCCAAGAATGGGAGTTGTTGAGGGTCAAGTAAATATTGACGATGTGTTAAACACTGATATTGGTCAACCGATTCGTATGAGAGCGCCTGGTATGGTGCAACCTTTTTCTGTGCCTTTTGTTGGCAAAGAAGCTTTTCCTGTATTGGGTTATTTAGATGAAGCCAAAGAAAATCGTACTGGAGTCTCTAAAGCCAGTGCTGGATTAAATGCTGAAGCATTACAAAGCACCACCAAAGCTGCGGTTTCAGCTACTATGTCTGGAGCGCAAGGCAGAGTTGAATTAATTTGTCGTCACTTTGCTGAAGGCGGAATGAAAAGCTTGTTTACCTTAGTAAATAATTTGGTTATTAAACATCAAGAAGCAGAAGATGTGTTTCGTTTGAACAATGAATTTATTCCAGTCAATCCTAGATATTGGGATGCTGACAAAGATGTAGTTGTGAATGTTGCCATCTCAAAAAACAGTGACGAAGAAAAAATGTCTGTGTTAAATAACTTGGCTGGTAAACAAGAACAAATTTTACAAACTTTAGGGCCAAGCAATCCATTAGTAAATTTACAACAATACGCTAATACGCTAACTAAAATGATTGAAATGGCTGGATTTCAAGATTCTCAAAGTTTTATTAACAATCAAGTACCACCGTTGCCACCACAACCCCCAGCAGGGCCATCGGCTGAAGAAATGTTGGCTCAAGCAGAAATGCAAAAAGCTCAAGTCTCAGCTCAAAAAGCTATGATTGATGCGGAAACTGATCGTATGAAAATTATTATGGATGATGACCGTGATCGTGACATTGAAGAAGCTCAAATTCGTTTGAAGTCTGCGGAACTTCGAGCCAAATATGGTACGCAAGTAGATATTGCTGAAATTAATGCGATTATGGAAAGAGATCGTGAATTGATTCGTGAAGCAGCAAAAATAAATGCGCAAGGATTATTTAAAAATGACGAACCCATGTCTTAAACTCTATGATTTAGAGGTATTAGCAGATGATAGGGTATATATGGGATTTGATATTAGAGCCAAGTCGTTAAAAGAAGCTTTAGATATTATGAGTTTAGTTTACGATACCGAAATTAGTTTAGACTCAGAGATAATTCATTGTGAAGAAAAGGCTATCCACTGATGCAAGATCCAAGATTAAAAAGAGCAGGTGTGTCTGGGTATAACAAACCCAAACGTACTCCTAATCATAAAACCAAATCTCATATAGTGGTTGCAAAAGAAGGCAATAAAATTAAAACCATTCGTTTTGGTCAACAAGGCAAAACAGGTGATAAAACCATGACTAAAAGAGCTAAATCATTTAAAGCTCGTCATGCAAAAAATATTGCTAAAGGTAAAATGTCTGCTGCTTTTTGGGCAAATAAAGTAAAATGGTAAAACCTCAACAACAACAAATAAAAAGATTAAAGACTAAAGAACTTAAAAAAATAAAAGAACAACAAAAATTAAGAAAACATAATCAACTTAAAAAACATGAAACGCAAATTCCCCAAAGTAGCTAAAACCAAAGGTGGTGTACCTAAGAAATATGTCAAAGGTGCTAAAAATCCTAGTGCTAGAGAGAAAGAAATTAAAAGAACTGCTAAACTATATAGGCAGGGCAAACTAACCCCAGCAATGATGAATAAAATTTCTAAATTAAGGAGTAAAAGTGGCAGGAAGTAAACAAGCAGTTATTGATAAATACGCTAAGTCTAGTGGTATTTCCAAAGGCACTTTAAGTAAAGTTTATAAACGAGGGCTAGGAGCATA